TCGTAATCGTATTCTAGGAAAAATGGGTGCCAAAACATATTACGGTAATTTATTAAGCAACGGCGATTTACGTTACACATTGAGTGAAGAAAAACCTGATGTAGTGATTCATCTTGCTGCATATGCCGGTATTCGTAATTCACTTGAAAGACCCAATTTATATATTAGTCATAACATAACCGGAACTCAGAACCTGATTAATGCATGTGAGAAACGTGGAATAGAAAATGTATTGTATGCTTCTACGAGTTCTGTTATGGCTGACAATAAGATATGGCCATGGAACGAACAAGAGCGTCTTGGTGAGATGCTGAGTCCATATGCATATACTAAACAATCGAACGAACATCAATTTAAAATATCTAAAATAAAGAATACAATGGGACTGAGATTCTTTACTGTTTATGGACCATGGGGTAGACCTGATATGGCACTATTTACTTTTGCAAATAAAATAGTTGCAGGAGAACCAATAGACATATATAACTACGGTGATATGAAAAGAGACTTTACTTATGTCGATGATATTGTACAAGGCATCTTTGGACTATTAGATCAAATACCAGAAGGTGACGAAATATTTAATATCGGCTATGGTAAGCAAGTTGGTCTTATGGAGTTTATAACTGAGATTGAAAAGAATCTTGGCCGAGTTGCTGAAAAGAACTTCTTACCAATGCATCCTGCCGATTCGCAAGAAACATGGTCTGATACATCTAAACTGTACAATCTAACTGGATACAATCCAAAAACCAGTGTAGTTGATGGTGTCAAAGAATTTATCGATTGGTATAAATCTTTTTATAAAGTAAATTAAGCATTTACATTTCTCATTTTATGTAGTATAATAATCGTATAATTACGAAGGAAAACGCATGTCAATAATGGACAAACTAAAGCAGAACTCAAAGCTCAAAGCAACAGAAGTGTTGTCAGAGTCTAAGTTCTTTAACGAAAAAGATCAAACACAAACTGATGTACCAATGGTAAACGTAGCATTATCTGGTTCGGTTGATGGTGGTCTATCATCCGGCTTAATTGTATTAGCTGGTCCAAGTAAACATTTTAAAACTTCATTTGCTTTGATGATGGCAAGTTCGTATCTCAAAAAACATAAAGATGCAGTTATGTTATTCTATGATTCAGAGTTTGGTTCACCTCAAGCATACTTTGAACAGTTTGATATTGATACATCACGAGTATTACATACACCTATTACGAATGTAGAAGAGCTCAAGTTCGATCTTATATCTCAACTAGATAATATGGATCGTAAAGATAATGTCATTGTAGTAATCGATTCAATCGGCAACCTTGCATCGAAGAAAGAGATGGAAGATACTATGAACGAGAAATCAGTTGCTGATATGTCTCGTGCAAAAGCATTGAAAGGTTTATTCCGTATGGCTACACCTTATCTTGCTATGAAGAATATTCCATTGCTTGCTGTCAATCATACATATATGGAAATCGGTTTATTTCCAAAAGCTATTGTTGGCGGTGGTACTGGCATCTATTATTCTGCAGACAATATATGGATACTTGGTCGTAGACAAAATAAAACTGGTACAGAAGTTACTGGTTATGATTTTATTATTAATGTTGAGAAGTCACGCTACGTCAAAGAGAAATCTAAGATTCCTGTATCTGTATCATGGGAAGGTGGTATAGAAAAATATAGTGGATTATTAGATGTAGCTATGGCAGGTGGATATGTAGTCAAACCAAATGCTGGTTGGTATCAACGTGCAGGTGAAGAATCTAAAGTACGTGAGAAAGAAACTTTGAAAGAAGAGTTCTGGCAACCTATCTTTGATAATACAGACTTCAAAGAGTTTATTAAAAAGCAGTATACAATCGGCCATAAAGATATGGTTGAACTAGATATTGAATGAGCATAGGGCATAATGGTGGTCCACCGTTAGATGACCGCGGTTATGCTTATCGCTTATTTCTATGGAAGAAAGCAAAGAAAGAATTAAAGAAAGTACCAATCGAAGTAGTAAGGTTTCGTATGAAATGTGCAGAGATGGAAGGTCTCACATATCAAGAGTACATGCAAAGGCAAAAGGATGAAGATGAAAGAAAATATAGATTACGAGTTGATCCCGTGTATCGTAGACGATCGTTGGAATGTAAGGATTCTGACAGGTGATTTTACAGAAACAGTTATTCAGTTTGGAACTCTTGCTCCTAACTTAAAAGATGGTACGATCAATTGGTCTATGCACATTGTTGAAACTCCGAATGATGATATAACAAGAGATGATCCAATATTCCAGGAAAAGTGTGGTGATATTTTATCTCATATATTAGCAAATAACAGTTTACAATCTAATAAAAACAAGATACAATAACTACATGAATATAAATCTTGAACAAACCATACTTCGTAATCTTTTGGTTGACGAAGACTATATGCGCAAAGTATTACCGTTTGTAAAACCAGAATACTTTGAAGGTGTATATAAGTCACTCTTCATAGAAGTCGGTAAGTTTGTTGGTAAATACAATAGACTTCCAAATCTTGAAGCCTTTAAAATAGAAATTGATGATGGCAACTTTAATGAGGAGCAATACAGACATGCTATTGAAATATTACCAGAAATATTTAGCAAAGAAAAAGTGGATCAGCAATGGCTCTATGACACAACTGAAAAATGGTGCCAAGATCGTGCTCTATATAATGCTGTTATGGAATCTATTACCATTATTGATGGCAAGCATAACACTCTCACAAAGAATGCCTTACCTGATATCTTAACAAAAGCACTTGGTGTTACATTTGATACGAATGTAGGTCATGACTATATTGAAGACGTAGAACAAAGATACGAATTCTATCATACAGTAGAAGATAAAATACCATTTGATCTAGATTATTTAAACAAAATTACAAAAGGCGGTCTGCCAAAGAAAACTCTGAACATTGCTCTCGCAGGTACGGGTGTGGGTAAATCATTGTTTATGTGTCATGTTGCTGGTAGTCATTTGACTCAAGGTAAGAATGTTCTATACATTACAATGGAAATGTCAGAAGAAAAGATTGCAGAACGTATCGATGCTAATCTATTGAATACACCAATCGATCAGATTGAAAACTTATCTAAGAATATGTTTACTGAAAAAGTCCATGCACTAACAAAGAAAACTTGTGGTAAACTTATTGTAAAAGAATATCCGACTGGTGCTGCCAATGTAAATCATTTCAGATCATTACTCAATGAACTAAAACTAAAACGTGACTTTGAAGCCGATGTCATCTTTGTTGATTATCTTAATATTTGTTCATCGTCTCGTATGAAAGCAATGGGCGGAAGTATTAATTCATATACATATATCAAAGCAATCGCAGAAGAAATACGTGGTCTTGCAGTTGAGTTCAATGTTCCAATTGTTTCTGCTACACAGACTACACGAAGCGGTTTCAGTTCGAGTGATCCTGGTCTTGAAGATACATCAGAATCATTTGGCTTACCTGCTACAGCTGATCTAATGTTTGCGTTAGTATCATCTGAAGAACTTGAGAAGATGGGCCAGATAATGGTCAAACAATTAAAGAATAGATATAACGATATATCGACATATAAAAGATTTGTTCTTGGTGTAGATAGATCTAAGATGAGATTGATGGATGCCGATGAGAATCAGCAAAACTTAGTACAAGATACTCCTGCATTTGATGCATCTAAATCAGGTGAAAGAGTTGACTCTGAAAAATTTAAGGATTTTAAAATACAATGAAGGTAAGGCTAATAAGTTATTCTAAAGGTACTACTATAGGTCTAGATGACGTAAAAGATTTGATTGCATACTGTGCAAAGGTATCAAATCCTTCAGGTCAAATGAATATGGAAAAAGCAGATCGGTTACTTGCTTATCTTATAAAACATCAACATTGGTCACCATTTGAAATGGCTTCTGCTTGTCTTGAAATAGAAACTACAAGAGATATTGCAAGACAGATGTTACGACATAGATCATTCTCATTTCAAGAGTTTAGTCAAAGATACGCAGATCCAACAGAGGATCTAGATTTTGTTATACGTGAAGCACGATTGCAAGATAAAACCAATCGTCAAAATAGTATAGATACTGACAATAAACAACTACAAATGTTGTGGGCTGCACAACAAAATAAAGTTATTACTGCTTCGAAAGAAGCGTATACATGGGCCATTAATAATGGCATTGCGAAAGAACAAGCAAGAGCTGTTCTACCAGAAGGATTGATGTCAAGTCGTCTCTTGATGAACGGTACGATTCGAAGCTGGATTCATTATATTGAATTAAGATCTGGTCATGGTACACAAAAGGAGCATATGGAAGTTGCTCGTGCCTGTGCTGAAGCTATTGCAACAATATTTCCAATGGAGATGACTAAACCCATGAGTAAAGTTATATCGCGAACAGAGTCTCAGATTCTTGATAATGCATATTGTGAAATTAAACTAACACCAGATTCTGATACATTTTACATAGACTTTTTTGTAGAAGGAAAGAATGTAAAGACTGAAGAGTTTCCAGGTAAATCGATTCACTTCTTAAATAGTGCCGCAGAAAACTGGGCAACAGGGATTAAAAAAATATAAATGAAATATCATTATGCTGATAACGGCTGGACCGTTATTGTTGACGAAAATATAAATGACTTATCAACCGAAGATATACTACGA